TTGCAATGTGTAGTCATTTTCCAGATTGTGATTGTCAACCACTGAGAGATCATGTATGGCGCTGTTTTTGCCGTTGTTTGTGAGGATGTCACCATCCACGGGCAATGTGATGTCACCATTCTGGAACTGCCATGTGCCACCAAAACGTGTAAGTGTTTGGTTGCGGGCAACTTGATTTGTGGTGCTTGACACGTCGCCAATTTCCGAATAATCACTGTAATAACTCCAGCCTGCGGTGTTGTTTTGGATATATGCACTGGTGCTGAGTTGGCTGATATGTAACACCACGTCTTCCCATTCCAGCACACTGGCTTCATATGACAGATTGTTGCGCATGACATAGGCTGTGGCCTGGCTGCCATCTGTGGGCAATTGTGCAGTAACCATGTGATAATAGTTGCTGCTGTTGTTGCCCGGTGCAATGTAACCATATCCGGTTGTTGCCAAATACATGCCATCGGTACTGAGGCACAGTTCTCTGTGACCATTGTAGTAATATGTGATAAGACTGGAGTTGTCACCGCCCAGTGTATTTTGCCAAATAACTGCGCCGTCGCTGTTCATTTTGGCAAAGTATAGGCCGCGGTAATTGTTGCGTTGTGGACGATCGGATGTAACACCCATGATGTAAATGCTGTCATCGCTGCCAATTACCACACTGACGCCCATGGTATTGTGGTTGTTATATTTGGTTCTTTTGCACCAAATGGCTTCGCCGCTTTGGGCATCAAGTCGAGCAACTGTGATGCGACTTCTAACATCATTGCCTTGATTCCACCATGTTCCAATAACAATGAGATCGCCGCCGCTGAGTCTTCTAACACCCAGCCAACCCATCCATCCCGAGCCCTGTTCCAGTTGTTTGTATACTGCATGCCAATTGAGATCGCCATTGCCCTCAAAACTGGCGATATATCCCTGGTATTGGGGATAATCTAAACCATCTGCGATTTCATCGTAGCCTTCTCCGCAGGCAAACACTCCAGCATCGTGAGCAACGCAGTCATAAAACACACCGTTGTATCCATCTATATAGATCTCTTTGTCCCAGTTGGGAGAACCGCCTGAAAGGTTATCTGTATTCCACTGCTGTATCCATGCAATGTTGTTGTGCTCACCCGTGATATAGATCAGATCATCACTGCTGGCCGCACCCTGGATGCCATCAATGCTGGTTATATTGGGATCGGGTCCGTCCCAAATCAACATGTTGGCTTGAAGTGCGCCGGTGTCATCCAGCACAGTTATGTAACCTTCGCCATTGTTGTCGTTGGTCATGGTTAGGATGATGCTGTTGTCACGCCCTATCCAGATGTTGTCAGCCACTGTGCCGCCAGTATAGTTGTCGTAGAGCTCACGCTGCCACAGCAATTCTCCCTGGGCACTGTATTTCAACACCATGCTGTTGGGGTCTGTGTCGTATCCTTCGGCGAAACTGCCACCAACCACCACAAGACCGTTGCTTTGATAGGCAACACCGCTGCCCCAGTCATCATTCCAATCATTGCCCAGATCGCCATACTGGCTCCACCAATACTGGCTGTTGCCCTCAAAGATCAAGGTGGCCACACCGGCCTCGTTGTCTGCCATCAACACACCACTGTTGCCGCGTGCTGTGACCATGCCACCGCCGCCATTTGCCACAGTGATGTAGGTTTGATCCAAAGTATAACCACTGTAGGGCAGTGTTTGCCAGCTGGAGTTGCCGTCACCATACTTGATCTGATTTGTATCAATCTCGAGACCGGGCTCACCATCTTCCAGGATGGGATTCACTCGGGTCCAGTTTGCTGCTGTGTCTCTGCGTAGTTGTATTCTATTGGCCATGTTATGCCGCTCCGCCGTTGAATGTCTCAGTATATATGGTGGTTGTGGCGTTGGCACCGTCCCACACAGTGCTGGTTCTGCCAAATCTTGTGCTGCTGAATCCGCCATCTGCTTGCATTGCCAATTGGTATTGTGCCGATGCACCACCACCGTCAATACAGACATCAAAGGCCGGTTGAACTTCTGGCAACAAGTGCATGTTGTCGGTTAGGTCACTGACATCATGTGGTATTTGATCTTGATATACCACTGCAATGCCCGATGCATTGCGCACCGTGCCGCCTACGGGCAATACAATGTCACCGGCGCCGTCGGTGCTGGCCACATATCCCCATCCGCTCTTGCTGAACAAGCGCAGTTTTTGACTGCGATAGTCAAACACCACATCACCGGGTTTGCCTGCAAGTCCTGGGAAGTCTGCTGGCTCAAAGCTGGCAAGATTTAGTGGGCTTGTGGTGATCTTTACGCGGTTGGCTGCTGTGAGATCCAAGTCATTGGCTGATCGATATTCCACCGTGCCAGGCGCTGTGCTCTGTATGGCACCCGGCACTGTGAGGCTGCCATCTTCGCCAAACTTCCAATTCTGGCCTGCCACTGTGATGTTGATGTCGCCATAGTCAGTTTGCAAATGAGTGTTGGCTGGCACAGTGACGTTGCCATCAACAGCCAGTTGCCAAACTGCTCCAGGAGCAGGATTGGCCAATGTTTGCTTGCGATTGGTTGTTGTTGTATCAATCAATGCTATTGTGTTTACTTCCACAACGCTGTGAACCAAACTGCCAGCATAGTCTGTATCTGTTGTTAGATCATTACTGTAAGTGTTTAGCGTTACGCCTGTTTGTGTGCGGCTGTTGAAGTCAGCCGTGTAATCGCTAATGCTGTATCCATCATAATCACCTGTGGCTGAACCATCTGAGGGTATCTGTATGGTTACAGCGTTGGTTCTTACATGTCCTGGCACATCACTGTAATTCAAGGTGGCCAGTGCTATGAGATTGTTCTTGACACTGCCCATACGGAAGCTGAATGGTTGCCAATAACGATCGGGATTAGTCTTGGTTATCACATTGTGATATGCCGGGGCACCGTTGCTGTCGGCGAGCTTGCTGTAATAGATGCTGTTGCTGGTATCCGCACTGACAACATCCTGTGTCCAGCCCATGCAGATAACATCCCCGGTATTGTCAAATCCCAAGTCTACCAGCACTGTGTTATTGGTTGTGGTTTGGTCAATCCATGTGGTCCAAACATGATCGCAGGCGTCAGTAGTCCACTTGCTGACCAAAGTGCTATTACTTGCATTATCCAAGATGGCTGTATAGATATAACCATTATTATATTTCACGCACTGTGAAACCTGTGCAGTGGCATAATCGGGAGCCAGTGCCAGGATATGGTTCCAAACGGATGATCCGTCAGCTGCATATTTGTTGATATACACTTTTGCTGGATCCAGCAGGTAACCCAGCGTATACACGCTGCCGTCACGTGGATCAACTGTGATTTGATTGCCGTAAACATCCACACCGGACTGAGATAGGTTTCTGGCCCAGGCAATGCTGTAATCAAACGTGTTGATCTTGACAACTGTGCTGGTCCAGTTGTCCCCGTAACCTTCGCCAACCAAATACATCGAGCGGGCATTGCTTTCGCTGCGCAGAGCAGCGATGTCATAGAAGTATATATCGCTGAACTTCAACGCCACGGGAATTTCACTGCCATTTCCCGACACAATAATGCCATTGGCGTCTCTGAGTCCCACAAAGGTTTGAATGGGATACGTGTATGTTTCCCCCATCCAATAAACTGTGTCTTGATCGTCCATGGCCTGCGCAGTGGTGAGTCCGCATGCATTGCCATCTGGCATGCGATACACTTTTCTCCACATCAGCTCGCCATTGGCGTCATATTTCATTGCCAGGCTATCAAAGAAGTATCCATTGGTTTCCAAATCCAACTGACCCACAACACCAGTTACCAAAACGTGTCCAAAACTGTCGTGCAGGGTGCCAAGTCCCACTTCAAAACTAAATCCTTCGCCAAAAGCATAGTTGCCAAACTCGTCTATCCAATAGCTGTGGGCAGCTTCACCGGCTCCGGTGCGCAGTGTAATGCCTTCATCTGCAAATGTTGCACCCCCAGCGCCACTGCCTACGCCTCCGGAGATAACAGTCTGTGTGGTGTCTGTGAAGATGCCATTTACCAGGAAGCCTGGATTTAATGTGCCCAGTCCTGTGCTCCAATCTGTGCTGACAAGATGTCCTTGCTCGGTTGCTGCTCCCACTTGGATTGTATTGGTGGCAGGATCCAGGGCCACAGTATACATGCTGTCTATGTTGGGGGTTTGGCTAACAACACCTGAGAATTTGCCAGAGTAAACATCTTCAACACCGCTGTATGTCAGAGTGGCTGCACCTTCAATTCCATAGGGGTCAGGATTGTTGTAGATGCTGCGGAACTCGCCGGCGCCGCTGCCCATGTAAATCTGGGATGACGAGACAAAATTAGATGGATTTTTATAAACTTCAGTGCCAAATTCTGCTGCACCAGTCTCGCCCAGTCCACCGCTGTTGAGACGGGTGCTTTGTGGCATATTAATTGAGCCATCATTGTTGAGGGCAAATGATACAGTGCCGCTGACCAAAGCATTTCCATTACCCCCCTGCGAAGACCCTGCAGGACCCGTGGGCCCCTGTAAACCAGTCGCACCCGACGCGCCCATAAACCCAGTTGCTCCTGCGGTTCCAGTTGGACCAGTGGGTCCATGGGCTGCTCCGCCCAAACTGCTCCAATACACAATGCTGTTTCCATAAGTTGCTAATACCTGCCCTGCTGTGCCGTCTGCGGCAGGAAAAATATATGCCGGAAATTTTACAGTACCGTCAGTGTTAACAACCAGATTACTGGATCCATTGCTAAGCTGCGTAACTGGTACAACTGCACCACCGCTTCCTGCGGAAACCCATTTTGTACCATCAAATGTGTAGGTAACTCCATTGGGTCCCACATAAGTTTGGCCGTTTACAGCAGCATTTGGAAAGTTTAATGTCATGTCTTGGTCCTTTAGCAGTTATTTATTCAGCTAGCATTCTTGGTTGTGGGATCACCAATGGCTGGCATTCCAGGCTATGCGCTTCCAAATATGAGTGCTGGTGCTGTAATAATTTGCAGTGCAGTAATAGATGTAGTTGGAGTCAAATGCCACCATGCCAGCCTGATCCCCAGGTTGACCGTAACTGTGACGAGGTGCTTCGGCTCCAAACATTGTGCCATCAGTCATTGCCAACAGTCCATTACTATTGAGTATTACTTGATAGCTACCGTTTATCAAATTGTTTACATATACAGTGCTGGCACTTGTATCCACCCAGGCGTTTTGATACCAAACATATATCTTGCCTGTTGAGATATCAAACCACAGTGTGCCAGGACTGGGGTGCTGCGGCGGATCCATGCCTTCAGCAATCCCCGAAGCTAACGGTGGGCTACTGTCTACCCATGTACCCTGATAGTAGATATATGTGCGGCCACTGTTGCTGTCATACCACAATGTTCCTGTTTGGGGATTGGATGGTGGTGTGGTACTGACAGGTGCTTCAACTTGGCCCGTTGCCCCCTGAGGTCCAGTGGGGCCTATACCTGTTGGACCTGTGGGCCCAACCGATCCCTGAATACCTGTGGGACCCGTGGGCCCAGTGTCGCCTGGTCTGCCCGTGTCGCCTGTGGATCCTGGTATGCCACCAGGTACATAGTTTGCACCTCCAGCCCCCACTGGCGCAATGCTGCCAAAGTTCAACAACACCTGGCGAACACTGCCAGTGCCGGTTAAATCTTGCGGTGCCAAATTGAGATAAGTGCGATCTAAACGTGCTCGGACCCAGATATAGTTGCCGCTGAAACTCCACGCCCAGGTTCCACTATCGCCACCGTTGTTGCCTGTGGGCGCCTGCGGAATCAGTGGGAATTCAATGTATGATAGCCCGTTCCTGAGATAAACAGGACTCCAGTCGCCATCCTGTGGATCTGTGGCCAAACTTACTTCAACGTAAATGCGGCCAATGAAATTCTGCACGCTGATGCCCACAGTGTGGTTATTGCCCAGCGTTGAGTTCCAGCCAGCGCCTTTTTGTTTTGTGCCTACATAGGTCTCGGCGCTGGTAATAGTGGGTAAAAGTTGAGTGCTATACATGTGCAATCCTGATGATTACACATATTTATAAACACCGGACGGTTGTTACGCCGCCTGTTTGCGCTTGCGTCCTCGCTTCTTGCCAGTGTAACGGTTGGTGCCATCCCAGTTGAGATTGAACACGCTTACAAAACGTTCCGGGCTCATGCCGTCCATGGCAAGTATGTCTTGAGGCTGTGCGCTGATCTCCCACAGCCCAGCACAGTTACGCAATCGCAAATAGATATTATCTGTGCTGCTGTCTACTGCAACAGGATAAAACTCACTTTGATTTACATATTGCATGCCCTGATGATCTCTGCTCACGTAGCGAGCCCGGATCACAGTGTTGCCGTCCAGAACATTCATGCGCCACAGTGTTTCGATTATGTGCGTCACAGTGATACAGTCTCCAAGCTGGCAGATTCCACAATGAGATTGTCTGTTTGCACAGAACTGTTGCTGTTGCTGAAATATTCAAAGTGCAATTCTCGATCGTGAACACTGATCATAACAGCCCCGCCCTGGCTCAGGCAACCAAACAACATCTCTTTGCTCAAGGGCTTCATGATGTGCTGTTGCACTGTGCGATGTGCAATGCGGGCGCCTTGAAGTTTATCGTAGCTACGTTCTGCCAGCCAAGACAGCGCTTCTTCATTGGCAGTTATTCTCACACCTCTTTGTTGCGCACGGCTGTTGATTTCCTCCACAATGGTCTTGACAATCTCCAGCATGTGCTGGCTTTTGAGATTGTTGAAACGCACCACAGCATCCAATCTGTTGCGGAATTCCGGGGTAAACCAGTTGTTTACTGCTTGAACATCTGCCTCGCTGTTGCTGCTGGCGCCAAATCCCATGCCATTCTTTTCTCTGTCGGCTGCACCCAAGTTGCTGGTAAAGATTACCCAGGCGTTGCGCACACTGACCTTTTTGCCATTTTGGCTGGCCACATCACCAGTGTCCATGACTTGCAAGAACACATGTTGAATTTCTGGATGAGCTTTTTCAATTTCGTCAAACAGCAACACACAATGTGGATGCTTTTCCAGAATATTGATAAGCTCGCCGCTGCCTGCTTGGCCGTCCTGATATCCCACATAACCCGGAGGACTTCCCAGTAGGCGACTCAGCGTGTGCTTTTCACTGAACTCGCTCATGTCGAACTTCACAAACGGCACCGCCAGTTGCTGAGCCAGCATGCGAGCCACCATGGTTTTACCCACACCGGTGCTGCCAGTAAACAAATATGCACCCTGGGTCTTGTCGGGTGCCCGCAAACCACTGCGTGCAATCCACACACTTTCAGCTAAAGTTTCACATGCTTGTGACTGTCCATACACTTTTCCATTGAGATTATCCAACAGATTCCGTAGGTTGTCTTGCTTGTCATCGGGTTGGGTAATCGGTGCTTTGATAAGTGTTTCCACAACTTTCTGCACATGCCAGGCTGTGATTTCCGACGTGTCTTTACTGATCTTGTGGCGGCTGCCAGTTTGATCCAGGAGGTCCAGAGCTTTGTCGGGAAGTCGTTGCTGAGTCAAATATCTAACACTGAGCTCCACAGCCGCACGTATGGCATCGGCACGATATTCCACGCCGTGATATCGAGAAAATACATTGTGGGCGGCTGCTGTGCAGATATCCATGCTCAGTGCCATGTCAGGTTCCAGGATATTGATGCGATGGAAGCGCCGGCTCATGGCACGATCACGCTCCCAATGCTTGCGGAATTCTTCGTCAGTTGTGCTGCCGATGCATCGTATTTCTCCACGGCTCAGTGCAGGTTTCAAAATATTGGCAGCATCCATGCTCCCTGAACTACCTGCTCCTGCTCCCATAATCATGTGTATTTCATCAATAAACAAAATTACATTGGGTAACAACTGCAGAGCATTGATTAAATTCTTGATGCGTTCTTCAAAATCGCCACGATATTTGGTTCCGGCAACCAACTGTGCCAGATCCAAGCTGTATATGGTTTTGTCGGCCAAACTGGCTGGCACATCATGGGCCACAATGCGACACGCCAGGCCTTCCACAACTTGTGTCTTGCCCACGCCAGGCTCGCCCACCAAGATAACATTGTGTTTGTTGCGCTTGCTCAATACTTCCACAATCTCGGCTACTTCTGTTTCACGGCCAATAAGAGGATCTAGCCGGTTTTCCTGGGCCTTTTTGTTGAGATTGATGGCATATGTTTCCAGGGCTTCCTGTGCTTGCTGACTCTTGTGCTCTTTTTGTCCTGTTTCGGCTTGTGCTGTGACCAAATCCACCACAGACATTTTGTCAACACGAGCTTTTTCCAGGAAATAGCTGGCATGGCTGTGTTCGATACCAAACAGCGCCAAGAGCAAGTCAAAATCATGCACATCTGATCGGGGCCCAAACAAACTTTGAGTCTTGGCTTGTTTCAGGGTGTTTACAAACATTGTGGTGTGTCGCGGCTGAGTGAGATTTTCCACAATGATGTGATTACTGGGATTGTTCAAATACTCATTGATATATTTTTTCAGATCATCGACATTGCCTCCTGCTTTCTCCAGCAAATCACAAATTTCCTGTTTCTCTAACAAAGCAAACAGAATGTGTTCTAGCGTTACAAACTCATGCTTGAGGCTGAGAGCAACTTGATATGCTCGGCGTGTGGTGTTATCTGCTCGATTTTGACTCATTATGACCCCGTATTCAGTGAGACGAATTGTTCCAGCAGAGATCTCTGCTCGGCTGTAATACTAGTTGGCACGGATATCTTAAGCATTATGATGAGGTCTCCTCGTTGTTTACTACCTAGGACGGACATGCCATGTTGCCCGGCAACTATGCTCATGCCATGTTGTGCTCCGGGAGATATTTTTATGGACATTTGTTTGTTGTCAATGCCAATGACATTGATTTCTGCTCCCAAACATGCTTTGATTGCATCTATGGTTATTTCCATGCTTAGTGTAGATCCTATGCGCTGGAATCTACTGTGATCTTGAACATGGACTTGGATATAGATATCCCCGGCGGCTGCATTGGGCACAGTATTCTCGCCCTGACCGGGAAATTTAATGCGGTATCCCGATTCAACACCTGCTGGTAGTGTTACATTGAGAGTTTTGTTTACTGTGCCAAACTGAATGTTAACTGGCATTTGCTTGCCATTAAATGCATCTTCTAAACTCACATGCAGGGTATACTGAATATCTCGATTTTTTGGAGGAGGCGCCTGGGCATGCCAGCGGAAGTTGGTGCCACCTGCCTGTCCAAAAATATCACGCAGCATGTCGTCAAAATTTCCTGGACCAAATGGATGAAATCCCGGCGGAAATCCATGCATATGCGGGGGTGCATCATGTTGCTGTCGTTTAACTGGATCACCCAGAGTTTCATAAGCCTCGTTTATTTGCTGAAATCGAGCCTTGGCCTGTTCATTGCCGGGATTTCGATCAGGATGCCATTGCATGGCTTGAGCGCGATAGGCTTTTTTTATCTCATCGGCAGTTGCTTGGGGACTAACTCCCAGAATTTCATAATAGTTTGGCATTTCATAATTGTAACTGTCTATCTGTTGTTGTCAACTCCAACACATAAAAATCATAAATATCAAAACGATTTGAGGTGGAAAACATGAATTCCGAAGCATTTAACGCTGTTCTGGCATATTTACGAGATACTAAATTAAGCAAAATGCTATCGCATGCCGCCATCTTGGGCCTGCTGTGTGTAATTTTGAGTTTTTGTTATACCATTGCCTTTCATTTTACCAGTCTTTTGACCATATATACTGAAGCGCATGACATACGCAATTTTGGAAACAATTTAAACGGCAACATGAAAGCCGAATCTCAGCTGGAAGACATTCTTAAAAAAGCCTTGACGGAAAGTCATGCCAACCGCTCCTATGTGTATAGATATCACAATGGACTAGCTGCCATCAGTAGTGTGCCATTTTACTTTCAAAGCATGATGTTTGAAGTTATTAGTCCAGGCATTCCACGCATAATTGCGTATGAGCAGAGACTGCCAGCAGGCATGACCCCTATCGTTAACGCCGCATTTGTGCAAAATAAATGTTTTGTCAGCACTGCATTGGATAAAACTGACCACGCTTTGAATTTTATGTTTCAAACTCACGGGGCCCGAGCTGTTGTGAGATGTCCCATATACATGAAAAACGGTGATTTGTTTGGTTTTGTAGGCGTGGAATATCACGACGCCCAAGCTGAAATAAACACTGCCACGAGACAGACCTTGGAGTTTACAGCCCGGGAAATAGCTGCGGTATACGCCAATCTCAAACATTAATTGACAGTGATCTGTCGATCTGTTAGTATTAACCGATTTGTTCGGGAGATCTACATGAAAATTGGCATTTATGCTGCGTGCAAAAATGAGCTTGAAAACATAGACGCTTGGTATGAAAGTTGCAAACAGGCGGATGTCATCTGCGTAGCTGACACCGGCAGCAGTGATGGCAGTGCTGAAAGACTAAGAGAGCTGGGTGCAACTGTTACAAATATAGTGATTACGCCCTGGCGTTTTGATGATGCATTCAACATGGCCATGTATAGCTTACCCAGCGACGTTGATCTATGCATACGCTTGGATTTGGATGAAAGACTGGAACCCAATTGGAGACACGCCCTGGAGAAAGTTTGGACTCCTGAGCACAACCAAGTGAGGTATCCCTATATTTGGAATTGGAATTCCGACGGATCTCCTGGCCTCACATGGTATTCAGATCGTGTGCATAGCCGATCGGGTTGGAGATGGCGCGGAGCAACACACGAAGGATTGTGTAGCCGTGTAGAGCAAAATCAAGCTGCCTGGACTGATGAATTCCGTATCTTGCATTTTCCCAAAGCCAAAGACAAAAGCAGTGACCTTGGCTTGCTCAAGGAGGCTCTGGCAGAATCACCGCATGACAGCAGACTCATGGCATATCTAGGCCGAGAATATATGTATCAAGGTGATCACGAGAACAGCACCCAAACCTATAAAGAATTTCTCACTGTGAATAGAGATGTTGCTGAACGATGCCAGGCTATGGTGTATCTCAGCAAGGTTGATCCCGAAAACAAGATCTATTGGTTAAAATCCGCCTGTCAAGAAAGTCCCATTCATCGAGAACCTCGTGTGGAATTGGCACAACACTATCATGACCAATATAACTGGCCAGAATGTTGGAAATGGTCACAAGAGGCATTACGTCTAGTCAATAAACCAGGCGATTATACCAGCACAGCTGAAGCCTGGGGTTGGAAGCCCTATGATTTGGCCAGCTTGAGTGCTTGGAATCTTAGAATGTTTAAAGAGTCGCTTGAATATGCAGGTGCAGCATTGGCGATGAGCCCCAATGATACACGATTACAAAGTAACTGGAGTATTGTGAAAGATTTCTACGACAATCACATAGCAGACCAGGGGCCCGTCCCCACTACAGTTCAGGGCCCCTAGGCCCTGATTACACCCGGCTGCGGCGACTGGCGCGGCGTGCCTCTTCCTCAGTAAATCCCACGTAGATATTCACCCAACGCTGGGGAATAGGCAGGCCGCTCTTGCGGTAATAGTCCAGGTCTGCATCGGGGTCATCAATCTGACTCCACACGTTCCACTTGCCATCGAACTTACGCTGCACAATCTCATGCTTCTTTTCCATGTCTTGTTTTTCCTATATAAGACAAGGTTGACTAACATCTTGTGATGTTAGGCTGGGCAACATGCCCACGCTCATTATAGCAGATCCAAGGCTGTTGTCAAGCCCTAGTCCACCATTCCTCCCAGGGGAAAACAACCCAGCTGGGATCTTCCGCCTTGTTGATTTCCATCCCGGAATAATCGCTGATTTCCTGGCTTGCCAGGTTGTGGACCACGCTGGCAAACCGCACTGTGTTGTACCAGGAGAAAGTGGCTTTCTCCAGTAGGCCGGTTATGCTCTGTTGCCAGTCGTTGCGGATCCAGGTAAAAGTTGCCCCGGAGTCGTTTATGTCATCAACCACTAGAGTCCTAGTGCCGGAAAGGGCGTCTTCGGGTAGCCAAGTATTGCTCTCCTGACCGCCACCATCACGCAGGCTCACGTCCAAACTCACCATGGGTACGCCAAACCAATGGCTGATCAACACAGCGGGAGTCAAACCACCGCGACCAATACCCACAATGCGTTGTGGCTGCCAGCCACTGCGCTCAATATCACGACACATCTTCAATGAGAGTCTCTTGAGTTCTTGATCATCAATGTAAATCTTGCGCATGCAGGTGCTCCTATTTTAGCAGGTTATAGCTGATCTCACACAGTAAGGTCAATTACATCCAGCCCAGACTGGCACACATGGCACTGGCCACTACCGCATGCGCAGTGCTGACATTCATACTGCGGATCACTCCCCGCTGCGGAATACTCACCACAGTGCCAAACGGGTCTTGCAAAATGTTGTTGGGAATTCCGCCAGTTTCGTTGCCCATGATCAAACAAATTTCATAGCCGGGCATGGTGTCTTTTATATCTTGCCAGGGCACAAGTGGCAAGGGCATGCCGCCAGTTTCCACAAACACAGGCGTCCAACGACGCTCATGAACCATGTTGTAGAATGCGGCGCGATCCACCGCAAGTTCGTCCTGCATGCCCTCAACTTGATCTACTTCAATGTAGTTGGCCGATCCCACCAAGCCGCGGCGATCAAACCTGCGTCGACCAAAAACAGTCACGCTGGTGGCTCCCAGGCAATGGCTGGTGCGGATCATGGTTCCGATGTTGAGATCACCAGTTACATTGATAAAACAACTGTGCCAGGGCAGACGATCTTGCCGACTGACTTGTTGAAGTTCGGGCACAGACAAGTGCTTGAGATGATCATGCACATTGCGATCACTGTGACCCGCTGCAATGGCAGCGTCTCTATGCTCGGTAAGGTTGAATGTCTGTGTCATGTGGCCAACTTAGCATGGCCCAGCTGGGGTGTCAAGACTCTTTTAGAACCCTGTGCTCAGCACCGCGTTGCACCACAATGCCATGTTCATACATGTAAACCTGATATTCCTGGCCCAGCATTTTTCTCAAAGCCTGAACATTGAGACTTTCATCCAGGATCAAGCGACCAAAATCTCGGGGCTGTGCCACACGGCGGTATGCTCTCTGATGGCCCTGACCCTGAAACACCACTTG